GCGTCCATATTCAACCAGCTAGGGCCTGCGCTCACTCCGGCGCGGGTCGCATCCAAGAACAACTGCTGCCGCTCTGCTTCCGTTGCTGGGCGTCGGTACACGAGGTCAGCGGCTTGAGCGACAAGTTCTTCCAATGGGCTGGAGTGACCGCCCAATGAGTAGATGTCCTCCGGTGTTACCGCGTCTATCTCTAACACCACCTCGCTTTGGCTATTCTCGTGCCTCCCTGCGCCATCGTAATAGCCTGTGATGTTGCTCTTGTTCCTCTCCATCGCTTCGAGGAAAGCGGGATCACGGTACAACTTCGACAGATTGGCGATGACGTTGCCCTGCGGCGGGTACAGGAAGATGATCGCCCCTTGAAACCCTTGCCCCTCCGGCGGCACGCCTCCCTTGAAGGCTTTGGCAACCTCAATGTCCAGCGTCCATGATGAGATTTTCTCGGGCAAGCGATCCTCGCCAATGAGGTCCCAGACTCCACCCTTGGGCAATGCGATTTGTCTGTAGCAAACGAGCAGACAGGTTCGGAACTCCGCAGGAAGGGCTTCACACTCGGCCTTCAGCGCCTGCGCGCGCTTCTCGGTCGAACTGCGCTGCCAATCGCTGACGGCTTGGAGTAGTGGAAGGGGAAACTTGTCTTTCATGTGGTCGCCTGTGCGTCATTCTTTGTATTGAGTATTTATCATGAGCAGTGAAACTCCCAACAATAACGGCATCGCCCCGCTGGACCCGCAGCTTACCGGGAACGTGGGCCTGTACTACTGCTGCTATCGGCTTTCTCTTCTTGGCTGGAATGTCATGCCCACGGCGCGCAACGCCCGGGGCGTGGACATCATCGCCTACAGCCGCGACGCCTCGCGCTTCGTCGGGGTTCAGGTCAAGGCCCTGAGCAAGCGTAATCCGGTTCCCCTCGGGACCTCGCTGGACAAGATCATGGGCGACTGGTGGCTGATCGTGAACAAGGTCGCGTCCCCGTCGCCTTCGGCCTTCATCCTCCTGCCTTCGGAAGTGCGCGAGCGCGCCCACCGGGGCGAGAAGGACGGGCGCGTGTCCTACTGGTTGCAGCCCGGGGCCTATGAGCAGGAGCCGTTCCGCGAAGCGTGGGAGCGGATCGGGCACGGCGGGGTCTGACTAGACGTAGATCACCCGCTGCCCAGTATCGGGGAGCAGCGGAGGACGCCCGCCGAAGTCGGACATGATGACGTGGCCGGAGGCGGAGCCAGCAATCAAATATGACGTGGCGTCCGCCATGTGATCGTTCGCGCTGCTGTCGATGTCTTCTGGGCGGCGAGGATCGCGCGGAAGCTGGGGAACGGTGGCGAGCCAGAACCGCGCCCGCGACGCAACGAAGAACTCACCGTTGACCATCAATTCCTTCATTTGCTCCCACCGCGGGACGCGCGGCCCCTTCCGGGCAGGCGTTACCCGGACCCCGGCAGCCCTGAACATATCGCTGATGCTTGCCTCCGCGCGGCCCGCCGTGCGGGCTTCGGCGGCGGAGTCGATCACGCCCCGGGCGCGGACACCGTTGCGCGCGCACATGCGGATGATGTCGGGCGCGATTTCCGAAGGCGTGCGGCCCGATCCCTTCGCAATGTTCAGTGGGTCATGCTCGAACCATTCGTCATAGATCACCCAAGCCCCTTTGGGCAGAACCCGGTCGTCACTGAGCCGAAGGTCATAGGCAAGCTGACCGCCCAGGACCACGGCGCAGGGTGCGGCGCTGCCCCAATCTATCGAGCATTTCAGCGTCGAGAAGGCATCGGGCGGAATCTCGTGATGATCGACCACCGCACGGGCCGGATTCCAGACGCCCGCCCAATATTCTCCGGTGATCGCGGACCAATCCCCCCAGCGGTGAGCCTTGTACAGTGCCGGGTCCGTGTGACGTAGCACCTCAAAGTTCCGCTTGTAGGCATCCGGGAGGTGAATGTTGTCATCCACTGTCGAGGGCGCGTAGGTCCATTGGGTGTCGGCAAACTCGAATGGAACCCAAGGCGTCCGGCCCGTGACGTAGCGTTCAGCAAGTGCGCTGTGCTGACTTCCTCCCGGGTTCGCGGCGAGAACCATGCGGAGCGGAACGCCCGGAGCCCGAAGCGTGAGCGCCAATTGGTCGATGACCGGGAGTTCCGGCCCGTCGCCTACTTCATCGCAGAAAATTTGGCTGAAAGTCATACCCTGAACCGTGTCCGTCAGCGCGGATTGACTCTCACAATGCGTCAGGAAGATCGCCGCCCCTTGGGGCAGACGGAACACGTTTTCATTGGCGTTATAGGACACGCCCGGCCCGAAGGCGGAGCGCAGCAGCGCCCGTAGCTCCTCGGCAAACGCGATGAGGCTTTTCAGGCGGCGGCGGGTGACAAGAACGCGGGCCTTGGACCCGTACTGCTGAACGTGCCGCAGAATCAGCAACGCTGCGGCAAACGACTTTCCGCCGCCGCGACCGCCGCCAAGAAAGATGTTGAAGTGCTCGGGGATTGCGAGGACGGTTTGTTGGAACGGCGAAGGCCGGATAATTTGGCTCATTGGATTTCCTCCGGTCGGGCGAGGCGGTAGCCGCGAACGGATTTGCTGCGACCCGCGACAAGATTGCTGAAGTTCGATTCGCTGATGCCCAGACGGGGGCGTAGGTCGCGGCGGGTTCCCCGCTCAACGGCTCCGGTGAGGTAGTGGGTCAGGACGTATATCGTCGGGTCCGCCCCGGCGCGGTGAATGGGCTTCGTCGCGCGAGCGGGGGCCGCTGGTATCGGGCCGGGCGCATCCGTACCGGATAGCATCCAACCCCTCGCAGTCTTGCGCTTTCCCTTCAGCAACTCCCCAAACCAAGAGCCGTCGATGTCGTGGCGCACCAAGAAGTCCGCGCGCGTTCCTGTGTCGCGCTCGCCGGTATGGACATTGATGATGGTGTAGGTTGTCGGGTCGGAGAAGCGACGGCGGGCGGCTTCCGCGCTGCGGGCGCGAATCTCGGGGTCAGTGTTGAGTCGGTCCAGCTTCCGCCGGTTCTGCTCTTGCCACTGCGGGGAGGACGTGGCCTTGCGCGTCCCCTCCAATACCCGTGCGCGCACTTCGGGACGGATCATCGCAGCCTTGGTGGATTCCGCAATCTTCGCCCGCGCTTCCTCGCTGAGGGATTCGGCCTGACCTCCGCCGGAGCGTAGGTTGTAGCCTCCCGGGCTCAAGCAGTCGAAAGCCCAGACATAGAAGGCTTCGCGGTCGTTCAGCTCCTCCGGGGCGCACAGCTCCACGATCTCAAACGCAAAGGCGTTCGGGCCGTGCTTCCTGATGGCGTTGGTCAGTCTCCGGCTATCCCCACGTCCCTTGCGGTGATCTGTCCAACGGCGGGCAATGTCCCTCGATTGCCCAACATACCGTAGACCGCTCGCGCAGTGCGTCACCAAGTAGATGCCCGCCAGCGGCCCGGGGGCTGCGCCCAGCAGGTGCGCGGTCATTGCGGCGCGGATCGTTTCCATTGGAAGGCGCTCCATTTCAAAAGGTCAGCCCCGGAGCCTTCCACCGGCCCGCCTCGTGAGGGGCGAGGACAAGCGGTGCGTGACGCTGGGCAGGCTTCCAGCCCGGGGCTGATTCGGTTACGCCATCTGCTCGATCTTCTCGGAACACTTCGGGCAGATGCGGTTGTGCGGCCCGGCGGACCAGAAGTTGGTCCCGCACGGGAGACACGTTCTCACGCGCACCCGTGGATCATCGTCGCGGAGCCACGGCGGGATGTGCCCGCCCCACGTGCGCGGCTTTGGCGGGAGGTCGTCAGGCGTTGCCACCTTCATTGCCCGCGGCCTCCGCAATCGCCTTCTCCGCAAGGGCAAGGCTGAGGTTCGCAATCGGATCGGCCTTGCCGCGCACGAACTCGCGGTCAGCATTCAGCGCCGATTTATAGGCGAGAACCACGCCCTTGAGCTTCGCGGTGATGTCGGCGTGCTGTGCGCCAAAGACCCGCTCCGCGAACTCGGCCACGGAGAACGGGCGGCGGTCGCGCGGGCGACGATCCAGAACGGTCACGATGGCCGCGGCCATCGGCAGGTCACTGGTGGCAATGGCTGTCACGGCGGCGGTTTCGAGTTCCACCGGCCCGGCCCCTTCCAGAGTGAGCTGGTAGTTCAGGCGCTTCGTTTCGCCAAGGGCGATCCGCCCAAGGGCTTGCGCCGGGGACTGGTTCAGGGACAGAAGGAACTCGGCATCAGCGGCGAGCTTGGCGAAGGGGCGCAGCAGTTCTTCACGCTGGGCGCGACTTGCCTGCGCGATGTTGATACGGAACTTGGCGATGCGCGAGGCTTCCTGCTGCTTGGCGAACTGACGCGCAACGGTGCGATTCGCCGGGTCGGACTCGCTCACCACGTCATCGGCTTCACGGCTGAAACGCTCGCGGGCTTCGGAAACCTGCTGCTGGATTTTCTCGATGCGCGCCTTGTAGGCGGCGGTGAGTTCGGCGGCACGGGCGGCCAGCCGGTCGATGTTCTCCGCGGTAAGCGGAACGTCCGTGGGGACGGTCTTGAAATTGATTGCGGCCATGTTCGGCTCCTCGGCAAGTCATCACGACAAGGAAGGGCCTCGAACACTCCACAACGGCGGGGCCTTTCCCAACCTATGCGCGGACGCTGAATGTCCGTGCTTTCGAGGAACCATAATGGCGATGCTGGAGCCGCGGCAAGAAAAAGAGTTTGTATATCAATGGCTTGAGTTTACTTTTTCCGCTCCGGCGGGACGGCAAACAATGGCCCGATCCAACGGGCGGGACGGATCGCGCCGGCAATCCATCCGGTCATAGTGGGACGGCTCCCTGCGCTCCGATTGGGGCGAAGTGCGCGCCGGGGTGACGCGAACCGGCGGCGCGAGCCGTGGCGAGTGCGTGCCGATCTGCGCGCGCTGGATCGTATCCTGGGCGGAGTACCAGCGGCGCTCCTCTGCTGCCGCCTGCGTGGCGAGGAGTGGCAGCGCGAGGCCCAAGGCGAGCGCAAGGATGCGCGCCGTGCGATCAGGATTCTTGCTGAACATGGATCACCCTCGCGTATTCGTCTGCGGTGAGTGCCGCATTTATCTGAATCAGCACCCTTGGCGCTTCGCCGGGGCCGTCCTCGCGTCCGATCTTGTAGAGCTTATCGCCAAGCCATTCGGCGGCGCGCGTATCGCCTTCCTTCATCCGCGCGCGCATGACGGCGATAACCTCGCCAGCGCCTTCGGCCCGGCCTTCCTCCATCGCCAGCGCCAGCGGCGACAATTCGCCTTCGGCATCGTCCTTCTTCAGCGCGTTCCATTGGGACGGAGACAGCCCAAGGGTCCGGCGGATGGCGTGCTCACGGCACCCTTCGGTGGCGAGTTCGCGCACGATGTTCAAGGCTTCGGCAGGCAGGCCCTTCGTGGCGAGGTCGCGGACAACGCCCTTGGTCAGTTGCGTATTGCGGCTCATGCTTCGGCCTCCCCGGCGGCGATGGCTTCGGCGGCTTCCAGTTCCTTCCTGATGCGCGTGACGGTCGAGGCACCTACGTGCGTGATCGTGCGGATGCGGTGCGGCTTGACCCCGGCCTTGAGCAGCGCAGCGACCTTGTCCTCAAGGCTGCGGGCAATGCGAGGTGCGCCGATCTTCACGCCCTTGGCCCGGGCCTTGCGGTGGCCGCGCCGGAGGGCTTCCACGCGGCAAGCCTTGTCGAAGGCGACCACGGTGGCGGTGGCGTCGATCAATGCGCGTCCGGCAGGCGTCCGCGTGTCGAGGTCGAGGTCAGCGACATACAGGCCAGCGCCTGCCACAGAGAACTCGCGGAGCAGCTTTTCAAGGTCGCCCACACTACGGCCCAGCCGGTCGAGCGAGACAGCAGCGATGCCATCCGCTGCGCCCCGGAGGGTGTCGAAGATCGCGCGGTCAAGGTAGGGCCGCGGATCGCGGGCGGCGCGGGTGTCGATGTTTTCGTCAGCGTACTCTGCGACCACCTCATGCCCAGCAGCGAGCGCCCAAGCCCGGAGCGGCGCGAACTGGTCCTCAGTGACCGGGTCGGTGTCGAGTGCCCGGCGGGCGTACAGAATGAAGCGGGCCATGATCGAACTCCAAATCTAAATTGCTGTTTTCAATAGGGATTCTACCGACCGGATCACGGCAGATAAAGGTTTTTAGGCGGGTGTGTAGGCGGGTTTATGCGCGCGGTGTGCGGAAGTCCCAGCGGTTATGGAGACTTCGGCGGAGGCGGTCTCCGCCTGCCGCTGCGGCCTGCGATCTTGTATGCGAAGCGGGCGCTGGTGGCCCATGACGCCGGGCGGCGGTGCGCGCGTGCGGCCAGCCCAAAGGGGCGCTGGCTCTGAGTCCGGGGAGACTTGCCCAAGTCAGCGGGAACTCGGCGGCATCGAAACCCCATTAATTACAGGAGGTTTTCTGAGTTCTCTGAGTTTTCTGAGTTAAAAATAGGGGGTAGTAATTAAGAGGGATTACAGCGCCCGCGCGCGCCTCTGGGCAATCTATCTACCGATTTAAAAACAACCAGAGAACCCGGGAACTCAGCGAACCGCCCTGAAAAATCCATACGGCGCTGGAGCTTACGTGCCGCTGAGTTGCACGCTGAGTCTGAGTTCAGGTCTGCGTCATACCCGTGCCACGGCGTTCGGCATGTCAGTCTCACCTACTGCCACCCACCCTTCCGCCGGGTCCCAAGCCCCGACATTCTGCGCGGGTGGGGTATCAAGAACCGGCAACTCCCGGGGCTGGCGATCAATGCGCCACCACAATTCCCGCTCGACAGCAGCCACGGCTTCCGCCAGCGGCTTTTCCCCGGGATCGAAGCCGAAAGCGTCGATGATCGCATCACGAAGCATCCAAGGTTCGAGCGGCCTGCGCTGGAATGGACGGTCGGAGTCGCTGCAATCGGGCAGCTCCCAATAGGTCCGCCGTAGCTGGTGGTCATCAGTGCGCGGGTAGGTGCGGACAGACAGCAGGTAGGCGTGGCATTCCGCGCCCATCCTGTTCAGCGCCACGCGCGCATTGATGTAGGTCGCCCGGGGCTTGCCGCGTTTATCCAGTTCGTCCCATTCATTGAAGTTTGTAGTCATGGTCAGTTCTCCACAAAGACTTGATCGCCAGACGTTTCGACAGGGGCACGCCCGGCGTAGGCCCCCTGTCGGTTTCAGAACGGCGGTTCTTCGGGAAGCGGCGGCCAATCCACGGGGAACATCGAGCGATCCCATGCGGCACGCATTCCGGCGGGGTTCCAGTAGTAGCCGTTGAGGTTGTCAACGCGGCCTTTTTCAACGCCAAGCCGTCTCGCAAGCAGCCGCTGGATCTTCTCGGGGCTGACGTTCGGTTTCATCTTCCGCTGGTTTAGCCACTCCACCGCGGCTTCAACCAGTGGAGTAGAGAACGCGAACCAGCACGGCCCATCCTGCTTCCCCTTCTCGGGCAATTCACCCGACCACAGCAGTTCATACAGGTAACGCTCGAAGCCTTGTAGGCTTTCGGCCTTCTGGCTCCGCAGCGCCTTGGTATCGGGGACCACGCGCACTTCAAAACCCGACAGGTCATAGGTGCGCAGAAATTGCAGCAGGCCTTCGTATCCTCCGCCGTCGAGGTCCCGCTGAATCGTCCTGAAGTAGTCGTGATCTTGTTTGTGACCGTCTCCGACTTCGAGAACGAAAAAGCGGCGTTCATCAAGGCCAGCAGGCACCACCCAATCTTCGTTGGAGGCGAGGATCAGGTGGGTGTAGTTCGGGGCCGCTTCTGCGTCGATGCCCTTGCCTTCGATCACCAAGTGTTCCTCAGTCACCAAGGTCTTGAGCACGCTTTCGTGCTTCTTGTCTCCGGCGAAGAAGGCTTCATCGCCCAGCAGCAAGACGGTATCGCGGAGGTGCGCATTGAAGCTGCCGACCAAGTGCTTGGAGTCGCTGACCTGGAGGAAGTGCCGACCGAACAGGTGGCCGAACTTCTTGGCGAAGAAGGACTTGCCCGTGCCGCGCTTGCCGCGCAGAACAACCGCGACCTCACCCGGGCTATCCGGTTCCTGCACCGCACGCGCCATCCATCCGATCAGGTAGGCAAAGTGTTCAGCGTTGCCTGAGCAGACGTTATCGCGCAGGTGCGCAAGGAAAGACTCGTGCTTGTCGCCCGGGAGCGAATCGACGGCGAATCCCCGCCACAAGTTGAAGGCATCTTCGACTTCCTGCCCGGGCGCGAACACTATGGTTTCGTATTGGCGGCGCTGTGGGTGGTCGATCCAGAACGCTCCCGCGGCCTTCGTGATCGGCTGGCCGTTGTCGTTGTGTCCCACGATAACCTTCTGGTGGCGGTAGCGGTTGCGGAAGTCCTCGAAGGACTGCTTGCTGATCCGGGTCCGCTTCATCGACGGGTCCCAGACCTCCTCAATGATCCGGCACTTGCCACCAATGCTACCGATCACGGCGTGCTTCTCGTTCAGGAGCCGCAGCCAAGGGTCGATAGCTTCCTCATGGGCGCGTTCGATCTGGCGCAGGGCGTAGCTTTCCCAGTTCGGCTTGTCGCGGACGCTGGCGGCAATCTCGTTGGAGCCGGTGATCACCGCGAAGATCATTTCATCCGGCACGTCCGCCCGGACCAGATCGCAGCAGACCTTGAACAAGGCTTCCGACCGTGACGGGTACTTGGTCGGGTCCAAGGGGTCCTGCCCGGTAGCGATCAGCGCGAGGCAGTGGTCATTTATCGTCTTGCCGTTCCCTGCTGCCCACTCCTTCAGCTCCTCCGTTCCGATGTCGGGGACGTTGCCGGTGATCTTTACCTTGGGCCGTCCGCCCGGGAGGTTGTCGCCTACGGTCTGGACGCGCACCGCCGGGGTGAACTCCTCGATTCCGTAGGTGTTGCCGTTGTAGTCGATCAGGCGCGCCAGCGCGGGCTTGCGGCCTTTCCGGGCCTTCTTCTCGGTCGGCACGTTGATCGTGCCCGGCTGAATTGCCCCGGGTTTTGAGGAGGCTCCAACTTTTGAGAGAATGGAGCCATGAATAAACAAAACAAGCAAAACAAGTTTTCCCCTGAAGTTCGTGAACGATCTGTTCGTCTGGTACAGGAGCATCGCGGCGAATATCCATCGC